ACCATGTACAAACTATCGAGCCGCAAATTGCTAAACGATCAGTATTTTCACACAAGAGTCGAAGCCGAAACACGGGCGCGACACTTGGGATTGAAACGGTTCAGCATCAAACCAGTTCACTAATGGGACACATTATGAGTAAGTACAAACTTGACGTGGCTCGTGACGTTGACGTGGATGGATATGGCGACGAAGCCGGATACATCCTCAATCTACCTTACGGATTCCGCTTTGACGACGACTTGGTTCACGTGCGTGGCTATGACACCATGCGCGAGTTGCGTCGAGCCGCCAAACAAGACGTGATCCCGTGTGCATGCGAGTCATGCGTGAACCGCCAGTGAGGTGACACAATGCTTTATCAACTGTTCGATAACCAATTCAAGCAATTGGGTAATGGCTTTGTGCAGATCGATGCACCGTTCGAGAAATATGGAAAGCTACTGAGCGGCAAACGCGAAAACGGCACTTTCCTGATTCGCGGAATCGGCAACAAAAAACCAAGCATTTATTAAGGCGACACAATGACAAATCAACTCAAGCCTTGCCCTGCATGCCAAGGTACGGGAGCAGACCCCGTAAAGACGGCGGAGCGGCGTAAAGAATTTCCCACGGGCGTTGTGCGTTGCTGGACTTGCAATGGTTCAGGCATTGACGAAGCAGACTATTTTTATCGGTTGATCAACAATGACAAATCATAAAATCGTGATCGTGACGCACCTTGCCAGTGGCGTTCAGTGGTCTGAACCAATCACCGAATTGGGTGCACGGTTCATCCGCGTACCCGAATCGTGTGCGCATGGCGGCTTTACATCAGAGCAAGCATACGCGCTGATTCGCTACCTCAACAACGCACAAACCAACCACTTGGGCGAAGTGCGCTACTCACTACCCCCAATTGACCATTGAGGTATCAACATGAGGACAATCCAAACCACCATTTACTATTTTGACGAACTCAACGACACCGCCAAAGAACGTGCAATATCGATTGTGCGTAAGGGCATGGACTATCCTTGGTTCGACGAAGCCAAGGACAGCATCAAAGCATTTTGCAAACACTTCGGGCGCGAGATGGTGGGCTGGTCGTTGGGTGACACTCGCGGATTCGCCAACACAAAGGCAGTGAACAACAAATTGTCAACCGTCACCCCCAATGAGGTTCAACGCGACACCATGCCAACGGGGTATTACTTGGACAACGTGCTTTTTGGGACATTTTGCGATGCTTTCAAAAACACGGGCGATCCAGAATTCTCTTTTCAGTCTGCGCTCAACGCGGCAGTGCAGTCGGTTGCAGAAGATGTGGACTACTACTGCACCGACAAAGCCGTGCAAGATCACATCGAGGTGAATGGTATAGAATTCCATTCCAACGGCACAATCTACCAATAAAGGAAAAACCATGAACAACCATGAACTTGCAGACCGTGTGATTTACGTGCTGGGCTTTATTGCCCTGATCGTCGTGTGGCTAACTTTGTGAGGTGACAAAATGCAAACCCTTCTCGGATTTTGGGTGTTTGAAGTGCCCAGCTACTACATTTCACGCACAAGCCTTGTGTGCTGTGCGGATGACGGATTTGGCAACCTCGTACCAATCCCAACCCAATCTTTTCCTTCTCACCTGATCAAGGACGCGCCATGAACCTGCAATTCTTCGACCAATCCCAGCACATCACACTCGCTGCCGCATCGGATGCTGGTGCAGTGCGAACCATCTTTCTGCCGGACACAGCCAATCCCAAGCTCACAATGGGGCAAGCAGCGGACACGGTGCTTGCGATCAAGAAAACTGCCGTCATGCTCACCGGAACGGATTTCAATTTGCGCTTTGTGCTGACCGACGACAGTGGCTTTTTACTCGACATTGAATGAAAGGGGCACACCATGAAACCAAATACACGACGAGCACTTGACGCACGAGACCACCTTGACGAGATGGTGGTTGCCGAGGATGGTTTGGGCGTTGCGATCATTGACCTTTTAACCAACCTGAGACACCTTGCTGCCTTGGAAGGGTTGAATTGGGACGAACTGAGCGCCACCGCAGCATACCACCAACGTGAGGAGTCGATTCATGGCGAACACAAACGAAAAACTGGTGCAAGCAGCCGAACATTTTGCACTGAATGAATGGATGTGTGAATGGCCTGCTTCTATGAGCTATGACGAGGTGATCATGGCCTTGGAAAGCGGCGCATACGTGCCCGAGATTGAGTTGTGGGAGTTGACCGAGAAAGCCCAGCCCGTACACACAGCGGCTGAGCTCATTGAAACAACCAAATGCCACTACATTCGATCAGTCACCGAACTTTTGGAGGAATTGAAATGACAACCGTGATCTGTATTTTGGAAGATGGTTCAGTCCATCCTTATGTGTTTGAAACAGCCGAGGAAGCGCAAGAATTTGCGGACGATGTGCGTGAACACTCAGACGAAATTTGGGTGGAGGTGCTGGACACCATCACAACCCGCAAACAAGCATTGAGCGACCTTTTAGGAGTATGACCATGAAAACACTTTACCTTGTTGACGCCAACCTCACAATGGTGGACTGGGAATGCAAAGACAGCGCACAAGAAACACGCGTCCGCGTTGCAGCTAAAATGCACGGTGTGGATGTGTTCGACACCAAAACCGATGCGCTCACAGCCATCGAGTTGTGCCGCGATCAAGCACGTAAAAACCAAAGCAGGGAGTTGACATGAGCACCAAAACAGTAGAGGTAACTACTACCGTGCAAGGGAGTCTGGACGAAAGTAAATTCATGCAAGAATTCCGTGACTCATTTTACGGTTTTCACACAATCATTGATCATTACGAACACTTGGCTTATATGTTTGCTCAGTGGTTTTGCAACAATTACTCATTCATTGAAGGATATGGCAACCCCAAAGACATGGGCATCCGATTTGAAATTGTTCACTCTGAAACGAAAACCCTATGACAATCAACAAACACAAAGTGTTCGAGCCCAAAACGAGCAGCGACGAAACAAAACTCTTGCGGTATGGCTTGCCTTGGAGCAGTTCAGAATTTGAAACTCTCGAATTGTTGTGGGGGACTAAAGGCTATGCCTTGGACGCCATTTCAACAAAGATGCAGCGGCCTATTGCGGGCATCTTGGCTAAACTGCGAGACTTGGGGTTTGTTGTGCGTGACACCGTAGATTGTTGTCACTACTGCTTCTACGACACATCAACTAATTGTTGTGTGAAAAATCTATCTCTTGCTGCCCCAAAAACCACTCAACCAACACAGGAAACAACCATCATGGCAAACATCGAAATCAAAACATTCATTGACAACCAAGACGCATCACGCTTGTCAGACGACGAGATTTTCAGTAAAATCGCGGCGCTTGAATTGCAGATCAACCAACTGAGCGCGATCAGCCGCAAGCCCAAAAAGCTGGATGAAAAAATCCAAAAACTTCAACAAGACATTGAGGCACTGGTAGAATATGTTGACAACCGCAAATGATTGGCCTTTCCCCACGAAGGAAAACCCGCTGACACCTTGGACACCCGCGCAAGTGCGGGAGTACAAGCAAAAACAACTCGACCAAGCACCACAGTCACCAATGTAACAAAGGAAACACATCATGGATTCAAGAGCACTAGCCACATTGATTGCCGAGTCAAACGGCAAAATCGTTAATGTCACATTCATCAAGAAGGATGGCACACACCGAGTGATGACCTGCCGCCTTGGTGTCACCAAACACCTCAAAGGTGGTGAGTCCACGCTGGACGCGGATCAATACCTCACGGTGTTTGACATGGCGAAGAAAGCATACCGCGCGATCAACAAAGACACCATCGTGTCGTTGAAAGCCTCGGGTGTGCAATTTGACGTGGAGGCATGACATGAAAGCCAGTGAACTCTTGATCCTCACACGGGAAAATTACGCATCACCTAAGCGCAAATCGTCGTATATTTGTTCTGTTGTGGATCGCGTGTGCCCGAACAACAAGAAAGCACAATGCGCGCGTGACAAAGTTGTAAACCACATTCAGCGTTTGTTGGGCAGACACTACACTCTAGGCCGGTGGTTGCAGGAAAAAGGTTTTGTTCCACCCAACAACATTGACAACTACGACCCACGCATGATCGCCACACGCCTTGCATGGCTGGACGACATGATCCAGTATTTTGAAACAAAAGGGGATTGACATGACAAAAGAAGTTTGTCACTACTGCGAGACAGTGATCCACAGCAACTACACCATTGACGAGATACTGGCGGGCGAACGCGAGTGTCCGAATTGTGGTGAGACAATCCCGACACGCAAGTCAGTTGCTGATTTGCTGACCGAGTTCGACCAACGCCTCACACTCTTGGAGAAACAACATGAAATTTCTTAAGGCCACATTGGTGTTCAACCCCGCCGACAACGAGTGGGCTTTGCACATTCGCAAAGGCAAGAGCTGCTTTGCACAAACTCGCACAGACGTGATTGATGCAGCGATCAAGGGTCTGCCCCAAGGCTTCACTTTGAGGTTGCTATGATGCTGGACTTTCCATACACTTGCCCAACAATTGACAAACACATAAATAAAGCGGAGGAAACAATCAAATACGAAGTGCAAGAAATTTTCGACCTCTACGCTGAAGACATTCCCCCGCAACGGGTCAGAGATTTGGTTGAGCGTTACGTCTCAATTATGTCGGAAGTTGTGCGAGATGGTTTTGAAAACGTCCGAAGCTGCAACGAAAAGCTCCGCGTACAAGCCGAAAAACAAATTGAAGAGCTGCAAGACCAGATCGATGATTTAAATGGTGAAATCGCCGCACTAGGGGAACTGCATGAATAACGCACTTGAAGCAATCCAGAAATACGCCGATCAACTGCGCAAGTATGCGGATGATATCGTCGATATTGCCCCGCAGGCAATCAAGCTGCAACCCACGTTGGACATGCTGGCGCGATACCATCAAATTCATCTGACGGCGACAATTGGCAAAATAACACTCAACGTCAAGGTCAAGAAATCCCTTGCTGAAATGCTGCCACTCCTTGAAACCATCGAAGCCGCCACGGGCGCGGAGTTTGACAAGACGGAAGATTGGGGTGAATACGCCATGCGTGATTTCAAAAGCAGCAAAGCACCGTGGCTGGAAATCTCCGCCACAGTGCCAACCAGCGGTGAACAATGTCGCACTGAAATTGTGGGCTACAAGGAAGTCCCCATTTACGAAATCAAATGTGAAGGAGAAGAACCATGAACGAAGAACTGCAATCGAGAATCACTGACATTTTGACGGCGTTGCAAAACGCCACATCCAAGGCGGCTGACTTCGCAGGAGAACAACTGCCCGACACAGCACAAAGCTATATCATGTACGGGCGTGTTTCGGCAACGGTCTGGCTTGCGTTGAGCATTGCCGCGCTGTGGGTCATCTGGCGCCGCGTAGCACCTAAAGTAGAAAAAGACGCAGATGCGGGGGCTGGGCTTTTGATCGGTTGCGCACTGTCTATTGCCCCCTCAGTGGTGTTTATCGAGGGGCTTCAACGCGCCATGATGGCTTGGTGCGCACCAAAGGTCTGGCTATTGCTTCAAATCAAGGACATGATCAAATGAAAAACAAACCGGCATTCCCCTGCTATGAAAGAGGCGCAATAACAGGCTTCGACTTGACGGACACAGGCATGACCCTGCGCGATTACTTTGCTGCCCACGCGCCTGAGCCACCAGATTGGTGGCGAGGTGGTGATAAAAATGTGGGTGATGTGGTTGCTTGGAAATGGAGATATGCAGACGCAATGCTGGAGGCGCGCGAATGAACTTCTACCACGTGACAGCCTACGAAGGCGACAAGGGCAACTGGTTTCCCACCCTGACCACCGCGCACAAGCATGCCAAAAGCAAGCCCAACCGCATTGACGTGCAGATTGACCTCTTTGATGTGCAGGTCGATAAGACGGGTGTGCTTGAATTGTTGAGCGGGTACATCCAGAAAAAGCACGTCAAATCGTGGAGACTTTCAACCCGAGGAGGATTGATTGAATGCAGCCCATCCCAGCAATCGGATTGATTGTCGCTCTCTACTTTTGGGCAATCGACCGATCCAAGTTTGCATTCATCACCATCTTGGTGACGTGCATCATTGACTCGGTGCTTAATTTTTGAGCAATACTTTAGTTATCAGCCCTGATTTGTGTTGTGGTCAAGCAACACAGCCCAACAAGCTGGTAAACTAAAGTTATACCTTCAACCCAGACCAGTATCGGATGTGCAGGATGTTCAAGTGTTTTAACTCTTCTTTATTTTTTCACACACAAAACAAAAAATAAAATAAAGAGTCAAACAACCTGAACATCCATCCTACCCTGAACATTATCCACAACTGGCTTAACGAAAGTTCTAAATGCAAATGAAAACACCCTACGCCTGCAAGTTTTGCTCCAAGCCTATTAACTTTGTGAACAGGGTTGCGCTAAACCCAGACGGATCAAAACATCTTTGCCGCAACGCCAGCCAAGACTCGGAAGAAGTTGAATACAGAGATGACATTGCGAGGCTTGTGCTTGAATGCGAACTCAAAAAGTTGTCCTATGGGGAAGGACTTAATCCTGAAACAACCAAGTATTGTTTTGAAGTCGCAGATTGGATGCTTTCGGCGCGCAGAAACTTAGACCCCAGAGATTAAGGAAAACACATGAAAGCAATCTATAAAGCGCGATACCTCAACGCGTTAAAACGGGCTGCAAGGGTCAATCGATACCTCAAGCAGGGGTACATCGTGCTCCATGACGGTCAGCGCCTTCAAGGCCGTTTTGTGCTGGAGGGGGACGATCTTTGCCTGCGGCTGAGTCCTTCATTTTTAACGGTGTATTTCACCAAAAGCCCATTGTTCGACCACGGGTGGTACACACCAATCAAAAAGTGGAATGTTGAATTCGACAGCGCGTTCGAGGTCTACGCGCCAAAAGCAAAGGTGGTTTTTCCATGACGCAAACAACCGACTCACACATCAGCGAACAAGTAGTGGATGCGTATTGTCTCGCGTGGTTCAGGTCATACAACCAAGCAAACCCCTTTGACGCTGACGTTAAGCTGACAGAGGAGTTGAAAGCGCACATCAAAGCGGGTTTGCAGGCGGCTTTCAAGGTACAGCAGGGAGAGCCCGTGGGCGAAACGTACCTATGCGATTGCTGCTTGACGCCTTTCGATGGCGGTTATGAATGCCCGTCATGTGGGTACAACGGCGCAACAAAAAAGCCTGTCTACACCCAACCACAACCCAAACAAGAGCCCGTGGGTGAGGGACTTGTTGTCGTACACAGGGCGATTCTAAAAACTCTGGGCATAGCCGACCCAGTTATTGACACCATCGCACGACCAGCACCACAACCCCGCACATGGGTTGGGCTAACACCAGAAATGCGGGATGAAATCTGCTTAGGAGATGAAAGCATCGCCCGAGCCGTTGAAGCAAAACTCAAGGAGCTGAACACATGACTACATATGATCCTAATGCTTGGCGTGAAAATGCTAGTGACTATGAGCGTGGCTTCATTGACGGGATGCAAAAGCAAATGCAATCAAGCGTGGATAAAGCAATCAATGCAATTCCACAGCGCACATGGGTTGGGCTGATGCGTGGTGTGCGCGTTGAAGGCGACACCGTGGTCATCAGCGTCAAAGGTGGCAACGATGCCGCACGAGAACTGTGTGGCGCATTGATTGAGGAGATGAACACATGAGCGAACCAATTTTGGGTTACGACAAGGACGGTCAACCAATTCACGAAACCAAACGAGGTCACGTCTACACGGCTGCTTGTATTTCGTGTAGCAAGTGCAGAACAATTATTCGAGGCAGCGGCGGTCCGAGAAACGGAAGTTTGTGCGTCCCTTGTTACGAAACCAAACTCAAGGAGAAAAACACATGAGCTTCACAAAGCGGCAAATTGATTTGATTGCTTTTTGTAAAAGCGCAGGACATGGCTGGAAAAGGTTTGCTGAAAGCGTTGAACACAGGGGGAAATGCTCACCAAAACAAGAAGATACACTTTGCATAATGAAACAGCGAATCGAGTTGGCTAAAGTCAAGTTTAAAAATCAAAGAAAACACAACATAAACGAATGTGAAATCATGTCGTTTGGTTTGTACATTTAATGCAAGGAGAAAAACACATGGCAACTTTAATTTTATTGGTGGTTGTGGGCTATGTCTGCACATTGATCACTGTAAGCACTCGTCTGGCAAACAACACAGGAAGTCTAGCCGTAGGCATCATCGTGCTTTTTTTGGGGCTTTTTCTGCCTATTACAATCATGGCTGATTTGGGGGTGATTCGATGATTTACATCATGGCAAAAACAAAAGCAACGGGCATCGTTGAACCAATGGCGATGTTTGGTGATGACGAAATGAAGCAGGCGGTTGTTCAGTTGTTGCGTGACCGCAAGAAATACACACGCCGATTCTTGTACATTGAAAAAGGCAAAAGTGGCAGAGGCAAAAGGACATGAAAACATCACGCAACATACTGATCGGCTCACGCGCGTTGGCTTATTGGTCGAAGGGCTTCAAACTGCGCGACGATGCAGATTGGGACATCATCAGTCAAGAACCCATCGAGGGTGCTGAGTGGCACAGACTTGATCACCTGAACAATGACCAAGTGTACAAGTGGACAAACGAGAGGTACACCACCGAGTTCGCCGGTCAAAAAGTCTATGTTGCTTTAAAGCCCATGTTGGCGGCGATCAAACGCTCTCACTTGTGGCGTGACCTCAGCTTTCAAAAGCACATCACCATGTACCACAGGTATTTAGCGAAGCGGAGCAGTCCGCGCCTCATTGACTTCTTAAGAGAGCGCACACGGTTGACGCATGAAGCCTATCCACAAGGCAACCCCAATTTGATGCAGACCAAGGAAGCGTTCTTTGATGATGCAGTCAAGAAGAAATGCGACCATGACCACTTGCATGAGTTGGTGGCCTATTACGACAAGCCCCTGTACACCCGCTTACAACCATTTCCAGAAATGGCATGGTGCAGCAGGTACTTGTGGTACAATTTAATGCACGAGGATAAAATCAAGTGCATCGCCGAAGAGGCGCACGTAATTGCAATGGAGCGAATGATGATACCTAATGAGTGGGAATACCCAGCTAAAAAGGCATACATCAAGGCCGTAGACAAGGTGTGTACTACACTTTGTTCAGGCTGGTTTCGTGACTATGCAATCGACCATTACCCCGAGGTGATGAGTCATTTTGACCAAAGCAAATTCAACCACGTTAAAAAGGAACTGAAATGAAAGACACAATCGAAGCCATCTTGGATGCAGCACCAGAAGGAATGATCAACAACACCTTTTTTGAGGGTTGGTTTAATCCGGAAATCGAAAAGTATGACGACGATGAAGTGGTTGAATTTAAAAAATCACTCATGGACTTCACGGTGGAGCTTGAAAAACAACATGGCGGTGAAGTTGAAGGCGAAGATTACTGGTCGGTGTACAAATTCAGCCAAAACGGCCAAGATGTTTACGTCAAATTCCAAGGCTGGTATGCTTCATACGCGGGCTCCGAGTTTTCCGAATGGTTTTTTGTCGAACCCAAACAAGTCGTGGTAACACAATTCGAGAAAACAGAATGATCGTCATCCCGAAAGAAATGGAAGATTGTCCCCGTAAGTTCTGCACTATGCAGTACCAAGGAGACGATCCTGAGTCGGGCACAGGGGAAACACTGTGTACCTATTGTGGCAAGCGCTGGTCTTACGTTTTGGAAAACGGCAAACCAGTATTCAAGGAGATTCCTGATGTCAGCAGTTGAAAAAATCATCGCCGTTGTGGTGGCTTGGTTGATCTTTTTGTGCGGTGCGCAGTTCGGCGACAACCAAGCGCAAAATCATGCGGTGGCGCACTGCTACAAAGCGTTTGAAGACCAACCACTTTTGGAAGTGCGCAAGTTCTGCGCTAAAACAGTTCTTGGAAAGGATGCAGTATGAGCAAACCACACACACACGCCGATTTGATCAAAGCATGGGCTGACGGCGAAGCAATTCAATTTGCTTACGATCCCGAAGGAACATGGAAAGACATTGAAACACCCGCGTGGGCTGCGGATGTCTATTACCGCATCAAACCAGAACCCAAGCCCGATATTGTTTTGCTTGGTTGGGTGCAAGCTGACGGTTCTACCAGCAGGTTTGTTGAATGGTCAATCACAAGCGACAACCTGAAACTCACCTTCGATGGTGAAACAAGCAAACTCAAATCAGCGGAGGTACTTGCATGAAAAAACCACACAAACACGCCGAAGTCATCAAAGCATGGGCTGACGGCGAAGCAATTCAATTATGCGACAACGGGCGTTGGTTTGACGTGACGGGACCATCTTGGTCGTTGAGCACTGAATACCGAATCAAACCGCAACCTAAGCTCGACACGATTTTGTTTGGCAGGATAGCTTCCGATGGCAAAACTAGCCAATTTCTAAATTGGCGAATTCCAAGGGACAACCTGAAACTCACCTTCGATGGTGAAACTGGCAAACTCAAATCGGCGGAGGTGCTTAATTGAGCAAGAAGACACCAAGGCTCACCGCCGAGGAAGAAATTGAACTGGCTCGACGCATTAAAGAGCATGGGGACGAGGACGCATTCACCCAACTGGTGTTGGCTAACCTTGGCCTCGTGGTCTTTGTGGTGCAGAAGTTGCCAGCGTGGAATCTCGACAGCAGCCTAGACCGCGACGACTTGGTGCAAGAGGGCAACATTGCCCTGATGCGCGCTGCGCGCACGTGGGAACCAAAGAATCGGTTTGCAACCTACGCGCGCAAACTGATCTACAGTCAAGTCATGCGCGCCATCGAGAACACAGGACTCATCATCCATGTGCCCATCCCCGTGCAAGAAAGCATTCGTAAAATCAAAAAGGCCGAGAACCAACTCACCCAAGAGTTGTGCCGTGAGCCCAACATTTACGAGATTGCCGAACGCACGGGTTTGTCTGTTGAGGTGGTGCGTGACCGCTACACAATCATGCAGCGTCAACCCATCAGCCTCGATGCTTTTAACCGCGATCAACTCGCAGAGGAGCAAGAATATGAATAAAAAACCAGTGTGCCAAGTTGGTGATTTGGCAATCATCATTAAGTCGCCACTGCACCCAGAAAACATTGGGAAAATTGTCAAAGTGGTGCGCGAAGCAGTGCTCAATGAAATTTACACAGCAATTGACGGTCGGAAAGTCGCTTATAAAGAACAAATGCAAGACCTTGTGTGGGAAATTGAATCAGAAGGCTCTCCCTTACTGTTGCACACAAAGGAAGGCGTAAAACTCCTAGTTTTGAAACGAGCCTACGCTGATTTTTGCCTGTTCCCCATTCGGGACAAACAACCAGCGGCATCTTCAACCAATCAACGTGAAAAGGAAACAACATGATCCGCACGATCACAGAGGGAATCATTCTCATCATGGCTATGGTGGCCTTGGTCTTTGGCTTGAACTTCGGGGGCTACGCGCTGTACAGCTACTTCGCCCCCATGTATCGAGCCACGGACTACAAGACGTTCAAGGAATCTGAGCAATACAACGATGGCATGGTGCGCGATTTGGAAAACCTCCAAATGGAGTACAATAACGCCGATGCGGAACACAAACAAGCGTTACGAGCCATCGTGCTTCACCGCTTCTCTGTGTACCCTGAAGACCGCATGCCACCAAACTTGCGTAATTTTTACAACCAACTGAAAGCAGGACAATGAAAACCATTTTGAAAACTCTCCTCATCGCTGTCACCATCCTCTTGGCTGCATGTGACGCGCCGCACCCAACATCAAATCAAATCGAACGCGCCAAACAAGAAGAGTTGAGCTTGAATGCAGTCCATCAGGTGGGCATGCCCGCCATCGTAAACTTTGCCGAAAAGCGCATGATGAAAGATATTCTGGAACTGCGCGACAAGAGTGTGGCGACCACGACCTACATTGTGGACATGAACGGCGGCTTGCACAAGGTGTGCGACTCGGTGGGCTATGGATTACCCTATGCAACGCAGTACACCAATCCTCAACGAGTGGCGCGCAGGAACGAAACCCCCGAGCACGGCAACGTCACCTTGCCTCAAGCCGACCCCAATGGTTTGTACAGCCCTGCCAGCGCGGACGGCACATGGGTGCTGTGTGTTGACCACAAGACAGGCAAGGCACAACCCCTGTACATTGAGCCCCGCGTCATTGTGAGCCCCTTCGCGCTCAACTAAGGACAACCCATGAGTGGCTTTCAAAAGTACATGCACGTTGAGAAGTTTGGCACCGCAGAAGTTGAGGGAATTGAAATTGGCACATGCTACATTTTCCCTAAACTCGACGGCACAAATGCCTCAATGTGGAAGGACGACAACGGCGTTCTCTGTGCGGGCTCTCGCAACCGTGAACTCAGCGCGGAAGAAGACAACGCGGGCTTTCACGCGCACATGCGCGAAGACCCAAGATACGAAAAGTTTTTTGAAAATTGCCCCGACGCCATTTTGTATGGCGAATGGCTTGTGCCGCACACACTCAAAACATACCGCGATGATGCTTGGCGCAAGTTCTACGTCTTTGACGTGGTGAGCCGCCGCACAGGAGAATTTTACGAGTATGATGATTATGTGGGCACCTTGATCGATCATGGAATCGATTACCTTGCTCCAATCCAAACCATCAAAAACGGCAGCCATGAGATGTTCGGCAAAAGTATCGAATTCAATAAGGTGCTGATTAAAGATGGGCATGGCGTTGGGGAAGGAGTTGTCATCAAAAACTACGACTTCGTAAACAAATACGGCCGAACAGTTTGGGCGAAAATTGTCACCAATGAATTCAAAGAACGCCACGTCAAAGAAATGGGCGCGACTGAAATTGTTGGCGACATCATTGAGGCTCGGATTGCTGAAAAATTTGTGACCCAACACCTCGTTGATAAGGTTCACGCCAAAATCATCAACGAGACGGGTGACGGATGGCACAGCAAAATGATTCCTCGATTGCTGCACACGGTATACTATGACATCATCACAGAAGAGATGTGGGAAATCTTGAAGGCGTTCAAGAACCCAACAATCAATTTCCGGTTGTTGAGTGGTTATGTGACAGCGCGAATCAAGGAACTCAAACGCGAGTTGTTCTGATGAGTGGCAATCTAATCATCCTCACTGGTTTGATCTATGCCTATGTGGCCGTGGAGCAATTCACCAAAGGCAACATGGGCGTGGCGCTGATGTACATCAGCTACGCGATGGCCAATGTCGGCCTGTACATGACTGTTAAATAAGGAAACACAATGAAAGAATTACTTGAAGAATTTTTTGATTTGATCAAAACACACAAAGACTTGACAATGGACGAGCTTGTGGGCGCAGTGGCCGCTTTGCGACTCCACGTTGAAATGGGGTTTGTGCATGTGGTACGCACACACCAAGAGCAGGAGGAGAAAAATGATCAGTGATGTGGACATTGACGACTGGGACAAAGACATCCAAGTAAGGTACATCAACGACAACCCAGATGGGTCGGCGGATGTGGTCTTGCACCTGTCACACAGAGGTGTTGCGGCGATGATTCAAGTTGGGTTTTTGGCGATTTTAAAAGAGAGGATCAAGGATGACACCACAGGAAAAACGGGACTTTGAAACTCGCGCGGCGTGGTTGCCGCCAGAGCATGCCGCCCAGTGGACATATCCTGTCCGCGAAACGTGGTTGGCTATGCGCAAAGCCTACAAGGCTTGGCAGCTGTCCGGCACGGCGCCGGACGTGTTCTGTGGCTCAATCAAGCACGATGGCGACCTGACCCCAGTGTTCATTGTCAATGAACCCTTTGTGAAGTACGAAGAACTCAAGGCGGCATGGCGCGTTGTCGAGCCAAAGTACATCTACGAAAACCGTGCGCGCATGTCAAACGGCGACTTTGGTGAAGCCGATGACTGGACACAGGAGGAAAAATGAAAAACCACATTGTGAAAAATGGGTTATTGCGTGAACAGAAAGGTCAACAATGAGAACAATTCTTTACGTGGCGTATTTGATCGGGGCAATCATCACGATTGTCTGCGATACGTTTTTGGAACCCGCGCAAACACTGCCCATCGTCGTGTTCAGCCCTTTGGTCATTTTCATGTTGTTGGAGTTCACAGGCATTGTGCAATTCCGCACAGTCCGCGCGCCAAAGGAAGAAGACTTTTCACCATTGATCAGTCAGGCAACATCGGAAGACCTGACCGACGAGCAAGCCGCAGCCAAGTATGGGTGGGCGCTTGTCATTGAAATGGACAACATCATCAGTCGCTTGGAAGGCGTGGGTGTTGAATTGATGAACAAGATCAAAGACACCAAGGAACGCCGCGACCAGTTCGCACAAATCGTGAAAGGGATCAAGAAATGAAAATCCACGTGATTCGACTCACCCCGAAAGGGGAGCACGTGCTTCAAGAATACCCCAGCGTGAAGCAATGCGCTGAGGAACTGGAATGCAATCCGCGCCACATCGGGGCGATGCTCAAGGGCATCCGCCCATTCATCGACACCCCTTATGGATCAATTGTTAAGGTAACGACCATTTATGACCAAGCCATCAGTGCTGCCAGTGCAATTCGAGAACATTCCAATCGCACTCAAGAAAATTCCTCGCTGGGTGCTTTGGCGTTTGGTCGAGGTTGGAGCCGACTCAAACAAGCGTTGGAGCAAACTGCCTTTACAATCGTCGGGCACTTCGGCAAGCTCTTCAAATCCTGACACTTGGACGGACTTTTTACATGCACAAGAAGCCTACGAAACTGGCCGCTTTGACGGCGTTGGTTTTGTCTTTGACGGTAGCGACGGCATTCTGGGCATCGACTTGGACGACTGCATTGAACCAAATGGTTCTCTCAGTGCAGAAGCGGAAAAGATCGTCCAGCAAATCCAAGGCTACTGCGAAGTAAGTCCATCAGGCACAGGGGTCAAAATCTTCACCCGCGCACAGCTTAATGCAGCGCACGTAGACCACGATAAAGGTCTGGAGATTTACCCCAAAGGCCGATACTTTACCGTCACAGGGCACACCCGAGGCGGTTTCATTCCCGACGAAGAGCAAGACGTTCAGGCCATCGTACCTGAGCGCCAAAGCTACCGCTCGGGCGATGATTTTGCTGACTACAGCCCGCCCATTGAGGACTGGGATTTGGCGCGCGTCGAAGCCGAGTTGCTGCCATACCTTGACCCCGAGTGCGGGTACAATGACTGGTTGCAGGTCGGCATGGCGCTGCACCACCAATTCGGTGGTGACGTGGAGGCGCTGGACTTGTGGGATCGTTGGTCGGACAACGATGGCAACTGTTCCGCCTACGCGGCGGGCGAGTGCTCCAAGAAGTGGGATTCATTCCACGGCTCGTCGGGCACCACCTTGCGCACGTTGGTGTTCAAGGTCAACAAGCTCAAGGAAGCAGAGGTCATCGCCAACGGGGAGAAAGTCCTCACTGGGGGGCCTCTGAACCACGCCAAAGAGTTTTTGAACTGCGAATTCAACTGTGAAGAGGGCTTCACGTTGACCAGCTACGGCGGCGATATGTTCCAGTTCAAGGGGACGCATTACGAGGACATTGAAGCGGCCACCGTGCGCGCGCACCTGTACAACTTTTTGGACAAGTGCAAGAAGTACGACCGCAAGATGAACCTCATTCCGTTCAACCCCAACGCCTCGTCGGTCAGCGGCATCTTGGATGCCATTCAGGCTGCCACGCACTTGCCCAACACCGCCAACACGCGCCCGCCTGTTTGGTTGGACGGGTACGGGCGCGACAAGCCTGATCCATCCAAGCTGGTGTCGTTGCAAAACGGTTTGTTCCACACGGAAGAAAATGTGATGATCCCCCATTCATTGGGGTTCTTCACGTTGAACAGCCTGCCGTTTGCCTACGACCCCAACGCCACATGCCCAACGTGGTTGACCTTTTTGAATGACTTGTGGGGTGATGACCCAGAGAGTATCACCACGCTGCAAGAGATGTTTGGTTACATCTTGAGCGGTGACTCAAGCCAACAAAAATTCTTCAACCTGATCGGTCCTCGCCGCTCTGGCAAGGGCACAATCAACAAGGTGCTGGTGTCGTTGCTGGGGCAGCACAACACCGTGGCACCGCAGCTGGAGGAGTTATGCGATACGTTTGGTTTGCAACCTTGGATCGGCAAGCTGTTGGCTTCATTCACCGATGCTCGTGCGCCAGAACGCAACCGAGGCGCGGTCGTAAGTCAGCTTCTGAGGATCGTCGGCGGCGACACAGTTACAGTGAACCGCAAGAACAAGGAGGCATGGAGCGGCTACCTACCAACTCGTATTGTGATCTACTCCAACGAGGCTTTACAACTGACCGAGAACTCGAACGCATTGACTGGGCGTATGATCGTCTTGAAGATGTCCAATTCCTTTTACGGCAAGGAAGACACGCTTCTGGCGGATAAGTTGGCCAAAGAACTGCCCGGGATTTTCAACTGGGCAATCGAAGGCCAGCAGCGCCGCATGTCGCGCACAGGCCAGCGTTTCATCCAGCCCGAGTCAGGCAAAGAGCTGTTGGAGTTGATGGAAGAGTTGGGCAACCCCATTGGCGCGTTTGTGGCTGATGCGTTGGAATACGACCCACTGGCCGAGTGCAACAAAGATGACGTGTTTTTGTGCTGGAAGAAATGGGCTTTGGCGAAAAACATTCCGCCGGGCAGTGATCTGGCATTCAAGCGCCGATTCTTGGCTGCAACCCAAGACCATCGCGTATTGGCAGACCGCGCGCGCATTGAGGGAGAGCTACAGAACATTTATCGCGGTGTTCGACTCAACTCAAAAGCGCAACGGTACGTAGATACAACACGGTTTGACACACAGGAGATATTCGGATGAAATTGAGATACTACGACATTGATATTGGCCTGTATCCCACGCACGTCAAACTCTGTTTTGATGAAAAGGGGTTCAACCAAATCCTCAAGGACTTTGAAGTGCCCGAGCACTTGGTTACACCACCTTTGAATGGTTCCGTTGCAGAAACGCACACCATTGTCAAGAGTGGGCAGTGCTTGGTGATTTTGATCGTTGACATTCAGGCGCGCGCCGACGATGCTGCCTCCCTTGCGGGCACAGTTGCGCACGAGACATGCCACGTGGTTGACAGCATTCTTGAGCACATCGGTGAGCCTCGTGAGCAATTCGGTCCTGAAAGCCGCGCGTACCTCACGCAGCACATCGTCGAGCAAGTGTTTTACCAGTGTATTGTGGAGTGCGTCAATGCAGAACGAAAAAGGGCTAGAGCAGCAGCTCGTAAAGAAAGTAAAGGCAAAGGGGGGACTGTGCCTAAAGTGGACAAGCCCGGGGACGACGGGGGTGCCAGATCGGTTGGTGATCTACCAGTCAAAGATAATTCCCGTGGAGATGAAAGACCCAAAGGGGAAGCTGTCAGCCCGCCAAGAGTACATGATACGGCAGCTTCAACAGTGCGGCATCGTAGTCCACGTCTTATCGACGCCCGAAATGGTGCAGCAGTTCATTGAGCAGCTAGATGACTGAAGATGAAAAACTTTGGATTCGAGCGAAACGAGAGCACATCAGCAAAATGATGTACACAATCCGTAATCGCGCAAAAGAAGATGGCGTCGAGTTCAATCTCGACCACAAATTTCTTTGCGCCATCGCTCCTGATCTATGCCCCATTTTTAAAGTGCCTCTTCTTTGGGGTTACGGCAAAGGGGCTGTCAATGGGCATGCGTCACCAAACTCACCCAGCCTTGACCGAATCATCCCGGAACGCGGGTATGTCAAAGGCAACGTAGCTTGGATGTCGCACAGGGCAAACGGTATCAAAAACAACGCCGATGAAGAAGAGCTACGGCTCATAGCTGATTGGCTTCAAACCAAAAGAAAGGAAGTGCTCAATGGAGGTGCTAGACCGCCCGCATTTGATGATCCTGCAAATACCTACCTCATCCTTCCCGCGCATACTCGGATTGTTGCAGCGAGAGATGAAGCAAAGGGAGGAAGCAACTGATGTTACGCCGCGACCAATTGCACGGGTATCAACGCATGATGGAGAGCAAGTCCAAGACGACCCCGCACATGGGATTGTTCATGGACATGGGGCTGGGCAAGACGGCCACCATGCTGACCATCTTGGTGGAAATCAAGGGTAAGACGCTGCTAATCGCGCCCAAGGCAGTGGCTAAAAATGTATGGCGACAAGAGGCTAAAAAATGGGAACACACGAGCGAAATGAAGTTCGCCCTTCTGGTCGGAACGCCGCAAGAAAGGTTAGCAGCCTTGCGCAGCAATGCCGACATCTACTTGATCAATCCCGAGAATGTGCCGTGGCTCTTCGAGCAGAAGACGTTACCATCATGGGACAACCTTGTAGTGGACGAATCGAGCAGGTTCAAAAATCCATCGTCCAAACGCTGGAAATCATTGAAGAACTCTCTAAAGACGTTTTTGCACAGGTACATTCTTACGGGGACGCCGACTCCAAAATCGTATCTCGATCTGTGGACGCAGCTGGGCATCCTCGACTTGGGGCAACGACTCGGGAAATCGATGACTTCTTACAAGGACAGGTTCTTCCTGCCGGACGCAAGGGATCGTCGAACAGGCGTGGTGTGGAGTTGGAAACTGAAACCCGGAGCCAAGGAAGAGATAGACTCTCTGGTTGGTGATATTTGTTTTTCTTTGCGCGCAGAAGACTTTTTAAGCATGCCGCAAAGACAAGACATTTATCACAAAATTGAGTGGGACAAAAAGGGACGCGCGCTGTACAACCAACTCAAGAAGGACATGGTTGTTGAGATTGGTGATGCAGACATCACAGCACCTAGCGCGGGCACACTCAGCGGCAAGCTGTTGCAGATGTGTTCGGGCTCTGTGTATGACGAGTTCAAAAATGTTCTGCCAGTTCACGAGGAGAAGATCAACTACATCCAAGACCTGCTTGATGACGACACACCCACATTGATCTTTTACAACTTCCATCACTCGTTGGCTAAACTGCAAGCTGCATTCCCAGATGCAAAAGTGCTTGACCCTGATGACGATATGATGCAAGGTCAGTGGAGGCAAGGCAAGATCACTCGATTGCTGTGTCATCCGAAGAGCGTAGGTATTGGGTTGAATTTGCAATGCAACGTGGGCGCCACCGCGCAAATCATTTGGTTTGACATCACATGGAACAGCGAGGACTTTTTACAAGCGAACGCGCGGTTGTTCAGGCAAGGACAAACCAAACCTGTTGTGCTTCATTACTTGTTGATGGAGAACAGCATGGACGAGCAAGCGATGAGCGTTTGTGAAGGCAAGGTTAGTGTACAGGAGGCGCTGATGAATGCGTTGAAAATAAAATGAAGGTAACAGTATTTGCAAGCATTAAACGGTTGTCTGATGAGGAGCCAGACCCGTTGGAAAACGAAGACCCAGCAGTCGAACCATCGACAATGGGTTGGGCTCCTTGGGGTCCTGAGACAATCCAAGATGTGTACAACATCATCTCGGACAAGCTCAACGACAAACAACGTGAAATCATCGAGGCGCACTTGATGGGATACAACCACAAAGACCTCGCTGTCTCGGAAAAATATTGGCGGTACTGGTATGCATCAGCCGTCAAGAAAATCAAAAAGGAATTGAAGTTATGACGTTCGCAGAAGAAGTGGCCGCACTTGCAGCCAAGCACAAACTTGGCCAAGTGTCATCTCACATTTTCAACATCTGGGAAGTGCCTTTGCAGCCTTTCACAACAACTCAACTGATTGCGTTTGCGCAAGAGATTCACAACAACGCTTTTGAAGAAGGCTATGCTGTGGGCTTACTCCACGGTGTTCGCGCACCACAGGAGGAATGATGGAAAATGAAATTCTTGAATTGGCTAAAAAGACTGTACCCGCAGGGTGGACGGATGAGCGAATCAAATATCTTAAAGCCTTTGCAAAACTGGTAGAAGACGCAGCATTCAAACGGTGGGCAGCGCAAACCAAGCTGGCTGTTGAAAATGAGCGTGAGGCGTGTGCAAAAGTATGCGAGGAAGGTGAATTTATGACCTTTGGGTGCGCCGCAGAAGCAATCCGAGCAAGGGGACACGCATGAACGGTTTCATTGTGGAATACGTGACGAATGGTTGGGCGGACATTGAAATTCAATTGGGCGTCACCGAACCAGTGTTTGACAAAAACAAAGAAATTCTCGGCATCTGGGAATATCAAAGCGCAGCGGAGCGAGACACCATCTTGGATGAACTCACCGCTTTCAGATTGCAACAACTCAAGGAGAAAAAATGAACGAAGCACAACAACTGATGGGCAGCTTGGGCGCCAAGTCGATTGAACAACGCCGCGCAGAACTGGCCGGCGCCATCACCCGCATGGTCTACAACCAAGCCGTGGCCGAGGCCAAACAGCGCGCCGCCGTGCGTGATGCCAACCTAGCGCCAACCCCATCCACGGGCGAACAACCCTCACAAAATGGGTAATTCCTAATAGAGGAGAATTACCCATGACCGAAAAAAAACCTACAAAATCAAGGGCCAAATACCATTACAAGCCCGAAATGTGCGAGCAAATCATTGAACTAGGTAAACAAGGCGCGTCTCAAAAAGCCATGTTTAGTTCAATTGGAATTTCATCTAGCGCAGCGCAACGATTTAAAAAAGATCATCCGGATTTTGCGGAGGCTCTTGATCGCGCGGTGACAGAAAGCCAAGCATATTACGAACGACTGATGTTGGCCAACATTGGAAATAAAAACTTCAATTCCCGACTTGTCGAGCTGATTTTGAGGGGTCAATTTTCGGAAACATATAGAGAAGATCGAACCCAGAAGGTTGATCTGAAAGCCGAAGTCACGGTGGATTTTTCTAGTGCGGTGAACGAATTGATTGCTCAATTAAAACAAACATCCTGATAGCTAAATTCAATAGGTAAATAGGCCCTTAGGGGCCTATTTTTATGGGTTATTTAATACACGGGGGAAAAGGTTTAGCGGCCCTGTTGATGCCTTCAACATCAGCTACCCCATCAATCATGCTTTGAAGGGGCACATCAAATGAATCATTGCGTCTACATACATAGAAGAAATGATACCGGCCAAATTTTTTACATAGGTGAGGGTTCGGTCAAATATAAAAGACCGTACCAGAAAAGTAAAAGAAACCCGCTTTGGACAAACATAACCAATAAACACGGATACACAGTAGAGATTTGGTCCTATTGGTCTAATCAAGATCAGGCATGGACGGAAGAAATAAAGCTCATCGCATTTTACCGCGCAATAGGGATTGAACTGTCCAATATGACCTCCGGAGGGGAAGGCCGGATGCACCATACTCCATCACCAGAAACCCGTAAAAAATTAAGTTTGGCCAGCAAAGGCAAACGAGTCGAACATTTAGAGCAGCCAGTAAGAGTTTGTTTCTTGAATGAGGAGCAAAAAGATTATATTTCTGTTTCAGAAGCGGCAAGACAATTAGGTGTCAGTCGCAGATTAATCAGAATGTGGGAAATAGGAATTGCAAGCCCAAAATACCACAACGTGAAATCAGTAACCAAAGTAAAAGGAAAAACGGAATGACAGCACACGCACTTTTGGGCGCCAGTTCATCATCAAGATGGCTTGCTTGCCCACCATCTGCCCGATTAGGGGAGATGTTCCCCGAGCGAAAAAAACCTAAAGGGCAGTTCGACGCCGCCAGTGAAGGCACAATGGGGCATCAGCTTGCAGAAGCCCAATTAAAGCGTCACTACAGGCAAATATCGGCACCAGAATACAATAAGCTAGTTCAAGAAGTTAAAGACAGCATTTATTATTCTGATGAATTTCAGCGCGATGTAGACACATATTGCCTTTATGTTCGATCACAAGTCGGCGATGGTGATGAAGTGTTTTTTGAGCAGCGTGTGGATTATTCCGAGTGGGTTAATTCGGGCTTCGGTACGTCTGATGTGATCATCATCAACCCCACTAAAATCAGGATCATTGATGCTAAGTTTGGGCGAAATTTGGTTTTAGCTAAAGATAATTCGCAGCTACGACTTTACTGTGTTGGTGCGTATGCAAAATTCAAAGAGAAATACCCACATATTCGACAAGCAGAATATACGGTAATGCAACCTCGTTTGGACAACATCAGCACAGAAGAGACAACGATTGAGGAGCTGATAAACTGGGTTGAAGATTTTGTTCGTCCGCGCGCGTTGCTGGCATGGGAAGGCAAAGGTGAGTTTGCCCCTAGCGATGATGCTTGCATGTATTGCCGAGCTAAAACCCACTGCCGTGCGCGCAGTGATTTTAACGACATGGAAGCCATCAAGGATTTCAGGCAACCCGAAACTTTATCCGACAGCGAATTGACTGAAGTTTTTGTTCGAGCATCATCCATCAAGAAATGGCTGGCAGATGTTGAGCAATACATCTTGGACCGAGCCACGGATGACGGCGTGGTGCCCGAGGGCTACGAGCTGGGCCGCAGCAAGACCAACCGCAAGATCGAAGACGTTGAGGCCGCGCGCGCCAAGCTGATCAAGGCCGGGTTCAAAGAGGAAGACATCTTTGCGCCGCCAACACTCAAGTCAATCGCCCAGCTTGAGAAGCTGGACAAGGAAGGCGTGAACGCCGCTTTGGGCGATTTGATCGTGCGACCAGAGGGCGAAGTCAAACTGGTTCCAGCCAAGAAATCCGCCAAGGCTGATTTCACATAACGAAAAATGGGTAATTGAATTCACTGGCAAATGACAGCCGCCAGTTCTAAGTGCTGTCGATCAAGTATTGAAAGTCAAACAGTATGTCAAAAGTGAATGAGCGCGTGGTTACAGGTAAAGTCCGTTTTTCTTATGCAAACGTGTTCAAGCCCGTTGCGCAAGAAGAAGGCAAAACACCCAAGTATTCTGTGTCGGTGATCATCGACAAGAACGACAAAGAAACCATTGCCAAAATCAACGCGGCATTTGAAAAAGCCAAAGCAGCCAGCGCGGCGTTCTTTGGTGGCACAGTGCCCAAGGGCCTCAAAGGTGGTTTGCGTGACGGCGATGCCGAAAAAGATGATGCGGCCTATCAAGGTGCATTCTTCATCAACGCAAACTCAGTGCAAAAGCCCGGTGTCGTTGATGCCAACCTCGAACCAATCTTGGACGCTGATGAGTTCTACAGCGGTTGCTACGGTCGTGTGTCTCTGACATTCTACCCATACAACCAACAAGGCTCCAAAGGCATCGCATGTGGTTTGGGCAACCTCCAGAAATTGGAAGACGGTGAACGTCTGGGCGGCGGTAAGTCCGCAGCAGAAGACTTCGCAGTCTAATCGGTTCAATGCGGGATAGCTCAGTGGTAGAGCAGGGGACTCATAATCCCAAGGTCGCTGGTTCGAGTCCAGCTCTCCACAACCAAATTCAGGGTGTATGATAGTGGTAGTCGCCGAGGTTTGGAACCTTGTAGTGTAAGTTCGATTCTTACCACCCTGACCATAAAACTTTTTTGATGGATTTCAAAATGTACACAATTTCATGCGGGACAGGACCTGCCCCAAGTCATACAGTGAACGTCGAATTGTCCGATGGCACACGAATTTCAATTCAATCACAAGACTTGCAAAAGTTTTTGGATTTGCAAACAGCAATCGCTGAGGTCGAAGCTGCTTATGTAGAGGCCGACGAATGATTGAATTGAAGCTGTCCATTCCCGATGTGAATGCGATTCTTGCCTCGTTGGGCCGCCAACCCTATGCAGAAGTGAACGATCTGATTGGTCGTATTGTTTCTCAGGCGATGCCCCAAACCAAACCGCAAGAACCTGAAACACAACCAGCCTAATTAACACTTAGGCAACAAGCCGGCCCCGACTAACCCTCGGGGCCTTTTTTCCCTCTAGCACACCAAAAAGAAAAATGACAAATATTCCATTCAGTACAGTAGGCTATCTCACATACAAACGCACATACTCGCGCCGCTTAAATGAAGCAGACCCCAACAGCCCCACTGAAGAATTTGAAGACACAATTGACCGGGTAATCAACGCAGCCAACAATCAATTAGGTGTTGGGTTTGATCTTGACGAGCAAGCTCGTTTGCGTGAGTACATGCTGCAACTCAAAGGCTCTGTTGCTGGCCGCTTTTTGTGGCAATTAGGCACAGATACAGTCAACAAACTTGGCTTATCTAGTCTGCAAAACTGTGCATTTCGTGTTGTCGATAAGCCCGTGGAACCATTTACATGGGCGATGGATTTGCTCATGTTGGGTTCCGGCGTGGGCTACAACATCCAAAAAGCAAACGTGGACAAACTATCCCCTGTCAATGAAGCGTTTAAAACCCCAACACGCCAAGATGACGCTGGTGCCGATTTTATCGTGTCAGACAGTCGTGAAGGTTGGGTTGCTTTGCTGGGCAAAACATTGAAAGCAGCTTTTCTTGCTCACAAGAGTGGCAAACAAACTTTCACATACTCTACGCAGCTGATTCGCGGTAAAGGGGCCGCGATCAAAGGTTTCGGCGGTACTGCCAGCGGCCCAGAAGATTTGGTTTGGGGCATCAACAAAATCAGCGAAGTACTTGAGAAACGCGCGGGCCGTAAATTGCGCCCAATTGACGCATTGGACATCATGAACATCATTGGCGCCGTTGTGGTGGCGGGCAACGTGCGCCGCAGCGCTCAGATTGCTATTGGGGATGCAGATGATGTTGAATATCTTCTTGCGAAACGCTGGGATATGGGCAATATTCCATCTTGGCGCGCCATGTCAAACAACTCAGTCGTGTGCAACAATATCAATGATCTGCATGAGTATTTTTGGGATGGATACGAGGGCAAGGGAGAGCCTTATGGGTTGATCAATTTGAACTTGTCTCGCAAGATTGGTCGGTTGGGAGAAACACAGTATCCTGATCCAGATGTGCAGGGGTACAATCCCTGCGCAGAACAATCTTTGGCTGATGGAGAGACTTGCTGTTTGGCTGAAATTTTCTTGCCTAACATCAAATCCAAGGAAGAGTTGTTGGATGTTGCCACGATGTTGTACCGCATCAACAAACATAGTTTGGCTTTGCCTTGCCATCTACCAATCACAGAAGAAATTGTTCATCGCAACATGCGAATGGGCATCGGTATCACCGGCTTCTTGCAATCAACCGAAGAGCAAAAAAGTTGGCTGAAAGAGACGTATGAAAAATTGCGCAACTATGATGAATGGTATAGCGCCAAACACGGGTTCAGCAAGTCAATCAAGTTGACAACCGTTAAACCCTCTGGCACGTTGTCTTTGTTGCCCGGCGTGACCCCCGGTGCGCACCCTGCGTATGCTCGATATATGATCCGCCGCATTCGTATCAGTGCCAATCACAACTTAGTACAAGTGTGTCGTGACCATGGCTATCCTGTTGAATATCAACAAAACTTTGATGGCACAGAAGACCATAGCACAGTGGTTGTATCATTCCCTTTTAGCCACCCAGAACACGCTGTGTTGGCCAAAGATATGACCGCACTTGACCAGTTGGAAACTGTAAAATGGCTTCAAGAAAACTGGAGCGACAATAGTGTCAGCTGCACGGTGTATTACCGCAAAGAAGAATTGCCAGAAATCCGCAAGTATCTGAAAAAGAACTACAAAAATGGACATAAATCACTGTCTTTCTTGTTGCATTCGGATCACGGGTTTAAGCAAGCGCCCCTTGAGGAAATCACCAAAGAACAGTATGATGAGCTTGTGGCTAAAACACAGTTGATCACATCAATCAGTGAAGCAAACATCGGTTTGGATGACGCTGAATGCGCTAACGGCGCTTGTCCTATTCGTTGAGGCTACGCATGAAAAGAAACAGGGAAGGGTGGTTGGTTTCAGAAACGCATAGAGAGTGTACCAAATGCGGTAACATCTTTATGAAGAAAAATAAAATGACCCTCTGCCCTGCATGCAATTCTTCTCGGGTAAAAGCGAGGACAACGCAGCAAAAAATGTGGGCGCGGGCAAAGTCTCGCGCCCAAACAAAAGGATTGGAGTTTGATTTAGTCGTGGAAGATATTGTGATTCCAACACATTGCCCAATAATGGGCGTTGCATTAGAAGTACACAAAGGCAAGTCTGGCGCGTATAAGTCATCCCCATCGTTAGATCGAATTGACAACTCGAAAGGATACACCAAAGATAATGTGTGGGTCATTTCTCAGTTGGCAAACGCGATGAAAGGGTCGGCAACACCTTCAGAAATGGAGACGTTTGCTTTGTGGGTTTTAACAAGGAGCGAAAATGAGTGAATTGACTTTTGGAGAAAAAGCATGTGGAGTTTCATTTAACCCCGGGGGCAACCCTGTGGTTGATGACATCAAGCGCAAATGCGCGGAACTGATCGATGGGCTCGAAACCCTGCGCCAGTTGTCCGCCAAAGAGAACACATCGGACGCAGAAGTACGCCGCATGTTGAGCATTGCAATCACGGAAATCCAGACAGCTCAAATGTGGGCCGTCAAAGCAGTAACTTGGAGTCACTAACATGGCACGTATTTTTCTTATCTTGGTCTTGGTCGCCGCGTGGATTGTTGCTGCCGTGGGCTGGGTCAACAATTTGGTCGCGTTGATCCACACAACAGACATGCAGATTACCACCATGTTTGTCTTGCGTATTGTGGGTTTGTTTCTTTTCCCCTTGGGCGCTGTTTTAGGGTACTACTGATATGAAGCTCGACATCATTGAAATTCTGGGTGGGTTGACTTCTATTGCGGTCAGCTTGTGGTTTCTCTCCGTTTGTGCGGGCTTGATGATTCGCCTCACTCGCTTTGCTTGGAGCGCGTTCTAATGAGCAAGGGGTCTAAGCCAAGACCCATCCCGGAGCCTGAAAAGTTCCGGGACAATTGGGACAAAATTTTCGGAAAGAAAAAAGATGACAAACCCTCTTGACGTTCAAGTAGCGGGCGACCACTACAAGAAACTGAAAATCCAACCCGTGGAGTACATCCACGCCAACAGCATACCCTTCATCGAAGGCTGCATCATCAAGTACGCCACGCGCTGGCGCGACAAAGGTGGCATCAAGGACTTGGAGAAGATCAAACACTTCGCCGAGTTGTTGATCGAACTGGAAACGAAAAAAGTGTGATATACTGGAGTTGAGTTCATGGTGTGCGCCCAATGGTGGGCGCTTTATAGGGTGGGGCTCACGTCCCACCCTTTTTTTTCAACGCGGATTCGTCCGCAGCCAAGGAGCAAAAATGAAGATTTTGAGCATTGACTTTGAGACACGCAGCCGGATTGATTTGAAGGATCGTGGGCTTGATGTCTATTCCAACCACCCCAGCACGGAGATTGTTTGTTTGGCCGCCGGCTTTCGCGCCGAGCACACTGACGGTTGGTTCACCGACAACATTCCTGAGTGGGTACTCACTTACGTGGCCAAAGGCGGCCTGATTCGTGCTTGGAACGCGGCGTTCGAGTGGCACATCTGGAATCGGGTTGGCGCGCGGCTTGGTTGGCCTGAGCTTAAGCTCGAACAGTGCATTGACGCGATGGCCATTGCAGCGGCCAACAACCTGCCACAGGACTTGGACACGGCTGGTGAAGTCACCAATGCCCAATTCCAAAAAGACAAGCGCGGCAAGAAGCTGATCCAGCTGTTGAGCAAGCCCCAAAAAGACGGCACGTTCAACACCGATCCAGCGTTGCTGGAAGAGTTCCGCCAGTACTGCATCCGTGACGTGCAGACCGAGATTGCCGTTGTTGAGCCCTTGCGTCCCCTTTCAGCACACGAGCAACGTGTCTGGGTGCTTACCCAGAAGATCAACCAGCGTGGCGTGGCCGTCGATCCACTGGAGCTGGCCCGCGTTGACGCCGTGGTTCAGCGTGAAATGGACTCAATCAACATGCAAATCATGGGGTTGACAGACGGCATCGAGGTGAGCAAGCGCGACCAGTTGAAAAACTGGTTCTACGACCATGGGTTGGACTTGCCCGATATGACCGCAGAAACCATCGAGAAGGCCGCCAAAGAGGGTCACGCAGATGAGACTGTCAACCAAGTGCTCAAGTTGCGCATGGAGGGCGCCAAGACCTCTGTGACCAAGTTTGCCAAGATGGCTGAGATGCAGGTTGACGGACGCATCCGAAACGGTCTTGTTTACCACGGCGCGTCCACGGGCCGCTGGGCCAGTCGCGGGATCAACCTGCAAAACATTGCACGTCCGGCAATTTGGATGACGGACCAAGACATCAATGACGCGGTTGAATTGGCTTTGGTGCTCGGGGACTATGAGGCTATGCGCGCGCGGTTTGGCGACAAGACAATGGAGGCATGCTCGTCGATTGTCCGCAACGCCATCAAGGCGCCAGAGGGCTATGTGTTCGTCGATGCCGACTTGAGTTCCATCGAGAACCGCGTCTCTGCTTGGATGGCCAACCAAGTTGACAAGCTGGAGCTGTTCCGTTTGGGGTTGGACGAGTACAAAACCTTTGCATCAACCAGCCTGTACTACGTGCCCTATGAAGAGGTCACGAAGGATCAGCGCCAAGTCAGCAAGTCGGCGGTGCTTGGGTGCATGTTTGGACAAGGAGCCAAAGGGCTCGTTGCCTATGCGGAATCAATGGGGGTGATTTTGACCTTGGAACAGGCTGAAAATGCCGTGAACGCCTATCGTTTGGCGTATGGTCGGGTGAAGAATTGCTGGTATCAAATGGGGCAAGCCGCCATTGACTGCATAAAAAATCCCGGACAACCATTCAAGGCTGGCCGGGTCACGATGAAGGTGGCAAACAACGTGCTGTGGATGCAGTTGCCCTCTGGGCGCTTAATTTGCTGGCAAGCACCCGACATCCGTAAGGAGCTGACACCATGGGGAAAACCCGCCGATGTCATTTACGTCACCAGCCAAAACACCTTCACTCGCAAGTGGGGGCGCAATAAGCTGATCGGTAGCTCGATCTTTCAAAGTAGCGTACAAGGAACAGCACGAGATTTCCTTGCTGAATCTGCGCTTGCTTTGGACGCTGAAGGTATACCTGTAGTCAACCTGATCCATGATGAAAGCCTCACATTGAGTAAAGTGGAGGATGCCAAATACACAGAAGAGCGGCTTATGACTATTCTGACAACTCCGCCAAAGTGGGCACCTGATTTCCCTCTTGCGGCTGAGTCGTGGGTCGATACACGCTACAGAAAATAAAAGAGGCTGGAGGGCGGCTCAGGCCGCTCTTCTTCCAAGCCTAAAATCACTGGCCCGCAGGTGGCTGCGGATTAATTTTGTTCATGATGTAGTCTTTGAGGTAGTCCGCACCTTTTGCGGCTACCGCAACACCAGCACCAATCGCTTTTGTTTTTGGGTTGTGAGAGTACGTTGCTGCGGCTGCGCCACCGGATGTCAGCGCGTCCAAGCCCGCCCGCAACCAATCGTTTTGTTGTGCCGCCAAAATAGCGTCTTTGGCTTGCTGACCCATGATGGCGCCAGTGCCCGCATTCAGCGCGCTACCAATCCGGCTGCCAGCCTCGATGTGGGGCACAGGCTGGGGAACTGGTGCGGTAGGGCGCAACAGTGGTTTGGGCATTGGGAAGTTTGGCACTTTGGGTGCTTGGGGCGCGGGCGCAGCGGGGCGTGTGGCCAAAACATCTTGGCCAAGCCACAAACCAGTGGTTGGGTCGGGCGCGGCGCCGGGCATCATGGCTTGAGCTTGACGCACACGACCAACGCCTTGAGTGCCCGCTTGCTGGGCCTCTGCTTGGCTCAACACGTTGCGGCCTTCCACGTCAGCAATATCACCACCAAACTGGCCACGAATCCAATTGCGTGGGTCTTGGCCGGCGGCCTTTTGCGCGGTTTGGTCTGCGGCTTTTTGCACCGCAGCGGCATGCTCCATTGCTGCCTTGCGCAACTCAAGTGCGTATTTGTCTTGTCGGTCGAGGTTTTTCAGTTGCTCTTGGTGTTGCAACTGGGCCGCGCGGTTGGCATCGCGCACCGAATGCGCATTGGCTGTTTGCGCGCGCACGTTGGCTTCAGTGCGTTTGCGTTCAGCGCCGCCCATGGCGCCAGCAAGCGCGCCCGCGCTGCCGGACATGGCATCGGTGACATCCATGTCGCGGCCTTGATCCACGGTTTGTGTTGTGTCATTGATGCCAGACAAATCCAACGGCTCAATGTCTTCAACGTCGGTGCTGAATTGTGTGCTAGTAGGGCCTGCCATATCAGCATATCCTTTTACTTTTTGAATGTGTGTTTTGGCTTCGGGACTCATCTCGCCGCCTTTGAAATACGGGCTGTTGGGGCCATCATGGTAGGCCACCAAAGTTTTGTCCCAATCGCCATTGTGCTTGTCGAGCAACTGGCGCGCATAGCGCATGCCGCCGTCGATGTTTTCATCTTCGTCGTAGCGGTTGACGCCCATGTCTTTGGCGGCTTTACGACCAAGCATCATCACGCCCACAGGACCCGTCTTCGAGTGTTTGTTTTGATCAAATCCACTCTCTTGCATTGCCATACCAAAAGCAAGTGTTTTGGGCACACCATACTTTTCAGCAGCGGCCATCACCTTTTCAGCGGTGGCGCGCTGCTTTTCATTGAGCGAGTCAAACATTCCCATCACTGATCACCGGGGTATTTAGCATCCGCGCGGCCAAACACTTTGGCTGTGCGGTAGAACTGTTTCTTGCGCATGTCGGCCAGTTCAGGGCTGTCTTGGAATTCGCTCCAACGATGGCCAGCTTTCTTCATTTCTTTCCACAAGCGATCTTGCTCCACGCGGTTGCGGGCTTCGAGTTCAACACCTTTGGCCATTTGCATCAGCGAAGCAGGCGTCGAATGCGCGCGGTCGCCAATCACTTCTGCCATCAAGCGACGCTCGTTGTCAGAAACAGACCCTTGGCCCTTGAGCACTTTCTGGCTGTAGTCCAGTTGCATTTTTGTCAAGTCACGACCCAAACGAACGTATGCGTCCATGACATTTTTGTCTTTGGCCGCTGGGTCGAGTTTGACCAACGTGTCTTGCAGGCCGGGGATTTTGACAGCGCCGAACTCACCCAATTGAACGCCTTGGTCTACGAGACCCAAGAACGCGCTCATGGCGCCGGGCTTGGCCAACTTGCCCAACACGCCGTTTGAAGATTTGATGTCTTGCTGCATGCGTTGAGCCAATGCGGCATTGTCAGGAGCGTTCATCGCTTCTGTTTCATGTGCAGTTTGTTGCGCGGCATAGTTCTCGCCCACTTTGCGCGACTCAGCCTCCATGCCCGCAGCTTTTGATTTGGCTTCAGCCTCGCGGATTGCCAAGTCTTGTTTGGAGCCGGGGATAAATCCCGTTGACGTGGGAGCTGGCGCAGGTGCCGCAGGTTGAGCTGGGGCAACAGAAGGAGCCGAAGGCAGCGCGCCACTACGCGCAGCTGGCGCAGCTGGCGCCGCAGGCGCTGGGGCAGCTGGTAAAGCGCCAGATTGGGTTGTGGGCACAGCCTGCCATGGGGTTTGTTGGACCGTTCCACCGGGCACGTTCATTTCATGAGGCTGGAATGCGCCGGCGCCGGCGGCATGCAACACCATGGCGCGGTTCCATGGGTCTGAGCCGGGCACAACACCAGCAGACACCAACTCGCGTTGTGTGTCGGTCAGCTTGCGCAATTCAATGGCTTTGGTGATTGCCGCTTGTGGATTGACGCGGTGCAGCGCGTAAAGTTGCAATTGTTGTTCTTGGGTCAGGGGCACTTGGCCGCCAAGGATCGGGGCCAAATCAGCTTGGGCTGATCCTTGGGTCGGCGCAGCTCCTCGCGCTTTCGCTTGAGGTTGCGCGGCGCCTGCGCCAATGATGCGGTTGAACACCGCTTGATCTTGTGCTTGTTGGGCTTGTTGTGAATCGATGTTGGCCATAGCAACACGAGCTTGTGTGATGTCGTTGTTGCGTTGCTCTTGTGTTTGGTTGTACGCTTGCTGTTGTGCAGCCCAACCAGAGGTGGGGCCAGCAAACCGAGCCATGCTTTCTGTGAAGTTGCCCAACAAGCTGTTTTTCTCAGCCTCGCGTTGTTGGATGATCTTCATCAGCTGGTCTTTGACTTCTTGGCTTTGAGGACCACCAAGACTCACTTTCTTTTGGCCAGCAATACTCAAGCCACTGACCACAGGCGTGTCAGCGGCTTGATCAACTGCATCCAATCCACTTTGATTTTCTGTGTCTGCCATGTTTGTCCTTACTGGATGATTGGGTTGCCGCTTGCGTCAACCGCTGTGGCGTTGGTATCTGAACCAGTAGTGTACCCTGAATAGTTGCCGCCACCACCATACGAACTTGTGTCGATTGGTTGGTAGGTGCCAGTGTAAGTTGGTGTGTTGGATGGGGACAACAAGTTTGCCAACCAGCTTGGCAAGTTGGCTGATGTGCCCGTGCCTGTGAGTGCGTTCAAAGCACCTTGACCCAAGTTGCCCAAGTTGTTGACAAGATTGCCCGCTTGTGTCAAGTTGGCTGTCAAACCTTGGTTTGTCGATGTGGTTGTTGTCTTCGGCACAGTTTGACCAATGTTGCTCAATGCTGTGGCCGCTTGGTTGACCGCAGGCAGCGCGCCGAGCTGTTGGAAGTTGGCGGTGTTGATGCCCGTAGTGCCGTATTGTGATTCGAGGTTGCCAGCGCCAGCCTCTGCTTGGATGGCTTGAGTCAATGCGTTCTCAGCAGTCACGTTTTGGTTCGCTGCCAAGTTGGTCAACGCGCCGGCCTTGGCCGCGTCGATTGCTGTTTGATCACGCAAAGAGCCTGTTTGGCCAGAGCCAATGCCAGCGGCGCCCTGTGTTGCTGCAATGGTCGGCAGCATTTGGTTGAGCTGTGCGTTCTCGGAAGCAAACAGCCCGCCAAGGGTTGTGTTGGTGTTGGGTTGGCCGTTTGGCAGCCATGGGTTGGCGATGCCTGATGCAATGTTTTGCAATGTGGCAGTGCCTTGGGTGAAAGGGTTTGTGCCGGAACCCAGCGATTCAACCACTCCCTGAGCCACGGTGCTTTGGGGGTTGATCGCGTTGGACAGCGCGCCAGTGGCGGCCTGACCAATGTTTTGCTGTGCAGAAGTGAACCACGATGGCAGCGTGGTCGCTGATGTGGATGAACTGTCAAAAGCACTCATGCTCTGTCCTTTTTCAAATAATCTAACGGCGACTGGTGCGCAGGAGGCGGCAGTTCGCTGGGGGAAGTTGAATGGGCGCGCGAACGGATCGCTTTCACCATTTCATCAAGTTTGGACGCGCCAGCGTCGGATGATCCGTTGCCCAACGTAGCCACCACGTCGGCGGGCAACACAAACTCGTCGCGCGCCACCATGGCTGGGATGCTGTCCGAAGTACCATCACCATCGCCTTTGACGTGCATGTTGCCCAAACCCCCTTGTGAATGGAATTGGGGTTCGCCCGCTGGGTGTGCCATTGTCAATCCACCTTGCGCGTAGGATGCCAAAGGCTCCACGCTTTGGTTGGGATCAATGTAGTCGTTGCCCGTGGGGGCTGTGGCCACAATGGTGGGCGCATAGGCGCTTGTTGGGGTGTACGTTGGTGCTGTGGTCACATCGGCTTGCAAAGGAGCCAAATCGCCGTCACCCGCGCCATGGAAAATGGATGTTAAGAGAGACAAATCGCCGAAGTCCGCGGTTTTTGATCGTGGTGTTTGAAACCCAGCCAAGGAGAACAGCAAAGGATTCAACGGGGCTGGCGCTGTGTCTGAAATCAGGGATGAGTTTTGTTGCGCGGGTTGCGCAACTTGCTGAACTGGCATTGTTGCATTGCCTGATGACGATCCACCCAATTTGGGCAAGCCAGCAATCGCGCCGATAGGCAGCAAGTTTACCGACAGGCTTGGTGTTGGGGTTTTGGTCGATGTATCGGTTGGCGCAACCGGTGTGCCCGTCACGTTCGGGTTGTTGATGATCGAGCCCGGATCGCCCAGATTAGGAGACGCGCCCGTTGCTGTGGTGCCAATCGCGCTGGTTGTTCCATCGGTCGTGGGCACGGTGACACCTTGGCCGCCGTTCATGGAAGTCAGGTTGGGCGACTGCGAATATGTTGCGTTGCCTGTGTCGGCAGCCACTGGCGTGGTGTTCGCCAGATTGTAGGACATGCTTGTGTCCAGAGGTACTTGTGAGCCAGTCACAGGCGCCAATGAGGTGTTCAGCGGCGTTGTGTCCACCACGGGCGACACGGACTCGACAATACCAGTGTCGGCAGGCGGCGTGGCCGCAGGCACTTGCACGTTGGCCGCAGGGGTTGTGTCAACTGGCGCGGGCGTGACCGCAGAGGTTGTGTCAACTGGCGCGGATGTGACCGCAGGGGTCAGCGCCGTGGTCGGGCCGGTATCTACTGGCGCTTGAACGCCAGAGGTTGTGTCAACCGAAGGAGTCAGCGAAGTGTCCAGCGGTGGCACGTAGGTCGATGCTGCACTTGGGGTATCTGTTGGTGTTCCGCCAGACGCGCCGCCAGAGTTGACTGCGCTGTTAAGCGCGCCAGTGGCATAGTTTGAAGCTGCTGCGTTAAGCGCGCCAGCGATTGGGTTGCCACCAGTCAACGCCGCCTGTGTTGCGCCGGAGGCTGCCGCACTGGCTGCGTTTGCCAAATCAGGGGAGATTGCTGTTGATCCGTCCGCTGCGGGTGCACTCAATGCGCCGCCAACGTACTGGCCTGCTTGAATGCCTGCTTCGGAGACTGCGGCGCCGGTGAGTGCTTGACTCAAACTGCCGCCATGGGCAATTGTATCCGCCGCCGAGATAAGCGGCAGCAACTCCACGTTGCCTGTGGCCACAGCGGCCACTTTGGCTACCGTCCCGATTGGGTCATTGGTCGCACTGGTAATAGCCTTATCAATTACGTTGCTTGCTACATTGGCTACATTGGCTACAGAGCTTACAACATCCGCACCAGCACTAGCAACATTGGACAGTGCATTACCCACGGTATTAACAGCGGAACTTCCAACATCACTTATCGCACTAACCGCTGAAGATACCGTCCCGAACAATTTGATTTTTCTATCCCCACAATGTTCGAACGCACCAAGGGGCAGATCAGGGATGTCTAAAACATAATGTTGCTTCATACTTTCGCCATCCAGTTATATTGGTGACGATCTGAATGTTCTACTTTGACGCCAAGACGTTTCAACATTTGAACAATTCCGGGGTTGTCCGCTTTGCCATAGACGCAGCGGATAGGTGTTTTGCGAATGACGCTGATGAAATAAGGCAAGCTCTTCACCAGCTGCATTGGAGAATCTTGAGTAAAAAGATGCAGTTCAGCATCTTTCTTGTCGATGTTTCGGACCAGCAGGACACTGTTGCCTGCTGACATGATGTGGCCTTTACCAGATTGGACCACAGAAGCGACAAAAGCCAATACCTTTTGGGCATCGACTCCGTGTTGTTGGCAATCAGCGGTGATAATTTCTGAAGGTGTCATGTGCGTATATCCTATAGAAAATTACCCATTTTACGGGCCGTTTACGGCCTGAGTCGCTGCTTTTGCCCATCCTTGCCAAGTGTCAAATTGATCCGGAACTGGGACGTTGAACTGGCTGAATACGCTGTTTGTCGCCATGAAGGAAGCAACCTGCTTCCAGTTCTCTTCGGTGACGTAGGGGAATTGTTGGTCGCCAAAGTAGAGGATCAGGTTGCCGTTCCACTGTTCCCAAGTGCTGAAGTCGGGCAAGAAATCGAGCTGCATTATGGGCGCTCGTCGCCGAGTTCGGCGGTGATCATGATGCGGCCAAACTCAAAGTCGCCATCCACCACGTTACTGCGGAATTGCAGGTTGATCAAGCGGTGCTCGACACGCAAATCGATTTTGCCAGCGGTGTCTGGGAACACATAAGGCCCGTCAACTTGCTCGTCGCCTTGGGCAAATGGCCGACCCACAACGAACAGTTCCATGTCTCCGGCTTGGCGGAAGTCTGGTTCGATCCGCGTGATGTGCATGCGGCGGTTTGCTGTGATCGTCACGTCTTCGGCAGGTGTGCCCCCAACAAACGAGATGTCGCAAGTCTCTGCGTAGGATTCGATGGCGTAGACGCCGTTGTTGGTGATCTTGTTTTTGCCGTATTCGTGCTGCCAGATCGCATATCCGCCAAGGGTCTGCGTCACTGTGCGCGGGTTGCTGATCACTGGATTAGCAAACGTCATCACCGTGTAGCCACCAGACACGTCATCCGTGAATGTCGCGCCAGTGATTTGGTTCAGTGAGTCGTAGTCATAGTTCAAGTCATCATTGAACGTCATGTACGAGCCTGCGGGATTGGTTGTTTGGTCGCCCGCAAGCACAATCTGGTACGCGTTTGTCGATGGTGAACCTGAGTGGTTCGGGCCATAAATCACGTTGAGCGTGGCGCCAAAGTCGCCTGTGAATTCCCAACCACACCACACAGGGTAAGGGAACACTTCTGTCATGTAACCGCACGAACGGCGCGCACCTTCGGCCATGCCCGCGTCATACCACACTTGATCTTTGACGTTGTACACAATCGCGTCGTTGCACTCAGTTGATGTGCCGCGCGGGTAAAAGAACCAAATCTCGTTGAAGCGGGGCACCTTGGTGGCCCACACTTTTTGACGCTGGCTGTAGTTCAGGTTGTCGAACAAGTAGTTCACGTTCTTGTCGTTTGGCAGAACTTGAACCACGCCGTTGTACAGGTAGAATCGGTCAACACCCATCCAGAAATAAACACCATCCATCTCGACCACCGAGTTGGACGACATGATCGAGGTGTTGTTTGAAAGGATGTCATATTTCCAGAAGTACGGCGTGGTCGATGTGAACGACACGCGCACCAAAGAATCTGTCGCCCAGAACAGGCCAGCGGGGGACAACGAGCCGCCACGCAGCGGCATGCCGCGAACAATCTTGCCCGAAGCCATGTTCACCTCGTTGGCCAAGGTGCCGTTCCAATCGCTGAAGGTTTGGACGTTGCCAGTCGGGGTGTTGAAAATGACGTTGTTGTTGCGCAGCAAACCAAAGTTGCTG